GACGCCGGTCAGCTTCGTGGCGTCCGCAAGCAGTCGCTCCATCTCGGACTTTGTGCCGCCATAGCCCAACTTCAAGTTGTCGAGCATGGTGTAATTGCCCTTGGCGAAACCGGCATAAGCATTCTGGATTGATTCGATGGGCGTACCCATCTTAGCGGCGTTGTCGGTCATGTCCAGGATGGCCATATTCGCCGCTTCGACCGCTTTGGTCGTATCGCCCTCAAAAGCCGCCTTAAGGGATGCGCCCATGCCGACAGCGGTTTCGGCGTAGGTATTCGCCGAAATGCCTGCCGCCGCCGCCTGGGCCGCATATTCTTTCGCCGCCCCTGCCGCTTCGCCGTAGATGGTCTCAAGACCGCCATAGGACTGCTGCAGTTTGGCGCCCTCGTCCAGAGCGGACTTGATGACGGACGTTACGGTTGCCCCGATCGCAAGCCCGGCAAGGGTCTTTTTGAGCGTGTCAGCCAAGTTGGACCCGGCCGAAGCGCCCGCCTCCTTGCCTGCCTTGGCGGAACCTGGTGTGATGATGTTGGAGATTTGCCCAGAAATGCCCTGGGCTTTCGGCACGATCTGAACATATGCCTTGCCGATGTCGGACATTCAGCCCACCTCCATTCGTTGCTTTACTTCTGTCTCAATAAGGGCAAATGTTGCTCTCTGCGCCTCGCTCTGGGACTGCTCCTCTCTTTTGCCGCCGGTCAGAATATCCATGGCCATTCTCGGCACCGGCGTGCTTTCATCGTGCATCAAGCCATACTGAATAAGTGCCAGGCTGTCTGCAATTCTGGCAAGCAGGATGATGGGCGGAACATATTCGATTCCGCTTGCCCGCATTCTAATGCGAGAATCATCCCGCAAACCTGCCGCCAGTGTCGCAAAGGTTTCGACCGGAATCCCCTGAATGTCATAAACATGGTAGGTTTCCGCCATGTCGCAGATTAAGGCATCCCGGTCGATTCGGAGCATCCGAGCGAGGGTCAGGAGTTTTTTGCGTTGGCCAGATTAAGGATTTCCGTGAATTCCTCAAGGGATGTGTCGAACGGAACCTTGCCGTTTTCGGTGCGGAGGTGCGCCTTAAAACGAGCATACTGCTCATCTCCGAACGCCGCCCGCATCACCTTGGGCCAGAAAACCGGGTTCTCATCGGCCTTCCCGAGGTCTTCCACGAAATCGAGATCGTTGAGCTGATCGGAATCGACTTTGAACTCAAATCCGCTCTTTGTTGTGCCGGTCTTAATCATGCTGTCCTCCTTCCGTCATCTCAAGACCGCTGGATATATTCCTTGTGCGTGTCGGGATCGGTGCCGCCGAAACCGCCAGACATGCAAGTCAGGGTGGCGTCGTACCCAGCGACGTCGTTGTCCTTATAGGTGATCTCACCCAGATTGGTCAGCTTGGCATTGGGCGCCACGATCCGCTTTTTCGCTCCGTCACGCAGAGCCATTTCACAGACGAAAACGCCGGCGGGGCGCTCGCTGTTGTTGGAGCGAATGACAAGTCCAGTGGCGAGAGTGCCGCTGACATTGTCCGGGCCGTAGACCATCTTGAGGACGTTGACGTTCAGGATCTCCAGGAGCTTAGTCTTCATGGTGTCGGCATGCTCCGTCTGCGGAGTGGCCACGATGTCTCCGCCCCACGCTCTGATATTCTCGGTCGTGATACTGTCGGCATTGACGAGGCCGTCCTCGGAGCAGTAGCCCAGAGGCAGAAATGCGGCATCGAGGGCCGTAGTCGCATCGGTCGGAAGAGTGCTTCCAAAAGGTGCCCACCACACAGCGCCTGCCGGGTTGGGCTTGCCAGTCGTTACATTGGTAACATCCATAGCATTTCTCCTTTACTCATAGTAAGTGACCACGAAAACGCCCTGATACCGGTAGCGTTTCGCGTCGGTGTCTGTATAGTTATAGTCGGAATTAAGTTTCACGGCGGAAATGGAATCCGCCAGAACGGGCATGGCAAGCATCCGGGTCTTTACGGCATTGTTGAGGGTCGCCGCCTCTGCGAGCGAATCCGCATAGGACTGCACGATGATGGTTGCGGTATCGAGGTAATCTGACCGGGAGGAGCCCGACTTCTCCACTACCAGGAAACGCCCTTCGTTGTCCTTGGGGACTTCGCCGTAGACCGGGAGTGCGAGCTGTCCGTGCAGATATTCGATTACTCTCTGCTCAATCAGCATGTTTCCCTCCTTACGCCATCCGAAGCCCGGCGGCGCCGAGCGCCTTGACAAGCGTATTATTCCGGCTGTTTTCCTTTGCGGCGGCTTTGCTGTCCGGGTAGACGTTGCAGATGGCCGTAAAAGAGCCAAGGTGGACCCGCATGGCATAATCTCCGCCTGCCGCATTGACTACAGCGGAGCCCGCCTCGGAGAGCGCCGCCTGCATTTCAGACGACTTCATCTTCTCGTTGAGGCCGTTCAAATCAAGCTCGAAAACGTCATTCATACCGCTCCACCTTTACCTTTTTATTCCAGCCCAAGGGGATATTATCCTCGATACCCTGAGTGGGCGCTCCGTAGGTTCGGAACCGCTCTCCCCAGAACTCAACATGGACATCCGCCCAGTCGTGCGCGTCACCCTTGGGAATGGCGAGCGTGTAGGCCAGGTGCTTGCCGTACATGGTCAAATCATTGGTGATGTCGTCCGTGGACGGCTCTCCGACCAGAACATTCTCGACCACGACCGGGGTCTCGATGTAGATGGGCCGATTGAAGCCATCCACGCCGGTCTGGGCGCGCTCATAGAGCGTTACCGGCATTCCCTTGATGAATCTGGCCATAAATTAACCACCCCCGCCTGCTGTCGTCTGAATCCGAGGCGCTTGAGGTCGTTCCGCATGATAGCGGCAGCAATTCCGCCGCCGCCCGGAACCGCAAAAGTCCCGGTGGCGGAATACCCCAGAGCGCTCTCGGTAAGCTGTGTTACAGGGTCGCCGGTCAGAGACTGACGCATGACCCTCACTGCGATGTCAATCGTGACGAGCTTCACAACGCTCTTATACGCCGGGTCGCTCATCACCATATAGTCAAGGTCTTTCCCGACCTTCTGCGCCTCAACCCTCAGAGCATCGGACACAAGCGGCAGAAGCGCCGTGATTCTGTCCTGCTCCGCCTGGGTGTAGGCGTTACCAGAGAGGACTGTCACGTCCTCAAGCGTTGCGTAGCTCGTCATGTCGGGTCACCTCATCAGGAATGGGCGCGAGTAATCTTATTGAAGGCCGTGGCCTCGGCGACGAAGCCGACCTCGATCTCAGCGCGGACAGCGAACATGTTGCGCTCCCACAGGTTGACCTGGCTGTTGGAGATGGTCAGAGTCGCCTGGTCGGAGATGGAGATGTCAACGCCTTCAACAATGCCATACATGGCCTTGCTCCAGTCGCCTGCGAAGCCGAGAACGTCCACGGCGCCAGAGCCAGAACCGGCATTGTAGACGCCCTTGGTGTAGTGGACCGGCTGACCGAGCAGACGACCGATTTCACCGTCGGCAACGGAGTTGATGAAGATGGGACGGTTGGTGGTGTCGAGGGCGGTCAGCATCTCGGCCTTGCCCTGCGGAGACATGGCATAACCGCTGACGGAGTAACCGGCAGTGGCGATGGCGGATTCAGCGGCGACAAGGGCCTTGTAGAAGCTGTTGCCGGTGCCGGAAATGGACTGAGCGGTCACGCCGGTCAAGACATCGAAGCCAGTACCGGGAGCAGTGCCAGCGAAGACGGTGGCGTCAAACTTCTTGCCCAGGGCGCCGGGGAGGCGGCGAACGATCTCAGCATAGAGACCAGCCATATCACGGCGGAACTGATTGCTGAACGGCACGATGACGGCCAGGGTGTAGCCCTTCATGTTCTTGGTGGTCAGGGTCGGATTGCTGACCGGCTTGGCGTTGGTCTCGTCAACCCAGTTGGCTTCCGGGTCGCCGGAGATGACCGGAATGGTCAGACCGCGACCAGGCAGATTGATCCTGCGGGCCAGACGCATGACAGCGGACTCTTCCTGGGCGAGTGCGATGATCTCAGAAGAAACTTCTGCGGGAAGAGTGATAGAGGTTCTGTTGGTATTGATTCCAGACATTGTATGTCCTCCTTATGAATGGTTGAAGAAATCCGAAACGGCGTTGGCGAACATCTCGGAAGTGGATGTTTTCGGGCCGGCCCCGCCGCCGGGCAGGGGTGCGGG